CGTACATAGCGTTGTGAAAAATCTTTCTAGACGGGTAGTTTAGAATGGTTCTAAAGTAATCCATCACTTTTTTTCTATCCATATTACCCCCACCCTCATGAGCTATTGGATAATAAGCAGACCAACCATCAACTGCTAAAGCAATTCCAACAATCTTTGCTTGACCGGTTACGGATCCAGACCCCATGGTTTTTAAATTTGGATCTTTGGTTTCTAAGTCAATTGCTATCTCATCGTAACTCGATAGATCTTTGAACTCTTCAGGTGGCAGCCACTCTGTTTGAGGTTTAAATAATATCTTCATCTGATAGAACTTTTTTAATTGCTAATCCGAACTCTCTTGCGATTTGTGGGACGATTGCGTTTCCAAGGGTTTTGATTCTGTTGGCTCTGTCTTTGTCCAATTCATAGGAAATCCCATTAGGAACTCCACAAAGGTCGGATTCAATTTGCCACCAGGTTTTTTGTTCTTGTATTCCATCAATGCGTCCAGTCTTACTCCGTACTTTGTCCCCGTCGTGTTGCTCTGACGATAGTATTTGCCGTCCTTCTCCTTTATCGTTCCGCTGCCCCCTTTGTAATCTCTTGTGCTCGGTGTTGGATACATCTTCTCTAGATACAGCATTGCGTCCGATAGTTTCGCTCCGAATGTCGACTCGGGTTTGTTCTTCTTCCTCAGAATAAAACCTCCAGACTTTGTTCTCTCCACTCTGTCCGATTGTTGTCCCCCTTCCTCGCAATCCACTGTTGGTGTTGGATACATCTTCACTGCTGCTGCTTTCATTCCTTTTCTCTTGATTAATGTTTCTGGATTCTCCTGTCCCGATGACCTCGGTGTCGGATACATCATTTTTTGTTTCTCCATCTCGTCTGCTACCACTCTCATTGATAGATCCATCCCTCTTGATTTTCCTATTGACGGAGGCACTGTGTTTCTCGAATGATCCTGTGCTGTTGGTGTTGGATACATCTTCGCTCTCTCGTCCCGTTGCACTGCGTGACGAAGTGCGAACTGAAGATTGATTCCCTTTTCCTCTTTCTTTTGTTTTGCTCTCTTTTCCCATGCTTCCAATGTCTCTGATTGATTCGCTAGATGATCTGATCTCTGTGGTGTTGGATACATTTTCATTGTCTCTGGATCTACTTGTTCTCTTAGATTCGACGGTTTCGTTCTTCCCTTTCTGTGACCCTCCATAATCTTTTTCGTCCCTGCAGCGCTTCTCGGCGGCAAGTAATCCATTGTGTTGGGAGTGGCCCACAATCCAAACTCTATATCTTTG